GGTGGTTCTTTATATATTTCTGGATCAGGTAGATTTACGATAGATGATACTCAGGGGCCTCATATCAATGGATTGCCTTCTTATTTTATTTATGATAGTGCATATCAAACTAACCCAGTAGGTAATGAACTGCACGAAGGTCAACGGGTTTACCTTAATGGAACTACTGGCAATTCTGATGGATTTTATAATATATTAAAAATAGAAGAGGATTTTCAAGATCCTTCCTCTGAAACTATTCGAATTCAAATTCAGGGAATAAATGAAAATGTTAAAGTTAATAATTATGAACCCGAGTCTACAAATAATATATCTTTATCTGGGATCAATTTAAGCCCCGCAAATGATCCTGATGTATGGACAGCTGATTTATTCTTTTTTGATGCTGATTATGGATCTTCTGCATCTTTTAAGGGTAATAATTTTAAGCAACAATTTGGTAATGGATATTACGTTTTACAGCCAAAAAATATAAATTCATTATCTTTTGAAGTAGATTTAAATTTTAAGAATAGAACAAGCCGAGAAGCGAATGCAATTATTCATTTTGTTGAAAATCATTTTGGGCAAATGGAAAAAGATTCTGCATCTACTAATTTGGCATATACGCAAGGAATTTCGGGTTTTAGATGGGATGGTAACGCAACTTTTCATCCATACGATTCAAATGAAATGCAGTCAAAAACATTTTATTGTTCTGAATTTAATCATTCTTTAAATTTTGAAAATAGTAATGATGTTACTTTAAGATTAAGAAACTTAAATACATCGATATTGAGAAAATCTCAAGAATTGTATGTCAAGTCTGCAGATGATTATACTGGCACAGCTTTTTATTCAAAAAATGATGTTGTATTTGCTTCTGGAAATCATAGATACTATTATTTTCATAGTGGTGATGCTTATGATGTTGGTGTTTCAAACGTTCCTCCGGTATCAGACGAATTAAATTGGACGCGCGAAAGCGGATATTATCAAGATTTAAATAAAGACTATTGGACGCGCGATTTCTTTTGGAAGCCTTCTATTGGATTAAGTGTTTCTCAAAAACCAAGAATGCAAGAAATTGCTATGGGAACAAGTTATACGCAAATTTATAAAGATGGCATGAATGAAAGCTTGCTCAATTTAAATCTTCAATTTAACAATAGAGATGATGACGAAGCGTATGCGATACTGCATTTTTTAGAGCAACATCTTGCGTATTTACCTTTTGCTTTTACTCCTCCATCTCCGTACGATACTAAAAGAAATTTTGTGTGTCAAGAATGGACTCATACATACAATTATAAAAATAATCATAGTATATCTGCGAAATTTGAAGAATTTCCTATTAATATAGATCCTGAAAAATTAGACTCGGCTCAATCTCCTCCGATATTAGCTGATGGAGAATTAGTTTTCTCTTCTCCTCTTGCGTTGGCAATTAAGGGTCAAGGAGGCATAGTAACAACAGATCAAGTTGCAAAAAAAAGAATGTTCTTAAAAAATATTGGAGATAAACCTATTACATTAACTAGTGCCAATCTTAATCCTCAACTTCCAGATACATTTTCTATATTAGGGCAAGTGGGAAACAATGTTCCTGCAGTGCAACCAAATCTATTAAATAGAAATGATTATATAGTTACTTTGCCGAACGATAATGCGTTAAATTTTTCTCAATTCGATTTAAGAAATAAGGTTGTAAGGTTTTCTAAATCTTATAGTAATGGGCTTGAGAATGGGCATATGTTTGATATTATGACTGGGTCAAACCCCTACTATCTTGAGGTAATTGAAGGCGCGAAGAATACATTTTTTCAAAACAATAGAGGGCAAATAAAATCAGGAGTTTCAACAAATTCTCCAACTGAGTTTTATGATTGTGAATATTTTACGATATCTGAATTTTTAAAAGAAAATACGACAACACAAATTGATGGCGGCGAAGAAGCTTATATTGATATCAAATTTAATGGCGTAAGCGAGCAGGATCTTAATTTATTGGCGGACGCGGACGGAGATCAAGTTAATTGGACGAATAACTCGAATGTCGTGCAGGGAGATTTGATAGTTTCAAATAATGAACGATATTACTATTGCGATATAGAAATTAATAGCTCTACAGCTTACAGCCCCCAAACTGGTGAACTTAAAATATATATTTCATCTCCATTATAATGAGTAAAGCAATTTCAAATTTAAATAAACAACTCGCATCTCTCAATCCAGATGTCGTAATCGATCTTTATGAAATAGACTTTAGTAATATACAACACTCTTTTGAAATGCTAAAGGATTTAGAAGGTATAAATATTGGTTCTGAACCTATTTACAGATTTTGCGGAATGATAAATGGAACAAATCCTATTTATTGGCAAGGTTATGCCTATCAACCACTTCCTATTAAAGCAGAAGAGTTTGAAGCTCGAGCGGATGGAAGGTTGCCAAGGCCGAAGCTTACAATTGCTAATCCAGAAGGTTTATTATCAAATATAGTCCATTCCAATGATGATTTCGCGAATTGTAAGGTTACAAGAAAAAGAACTTATGCTAGATTTTTAGATGATGATAATTTTCAAAACAGAAACCTGAATGAAAAAGGTAAAAATCCGTTTGGCGAATCAGATCCAGATTCTCATTTGCCTGATGATGTATATTTCATAAATAAAAAAACAGAAGAAACTAAGGATCATATTCAGTTTGAATTAGTCTCCGCTTTAGAATTAGAAGAATCTAGAGTGCCTGCTAGGGTTGTATTGTCAAATTATTGTAATTGGACATATAGATGTTCTGTTGGTTGCGGATATAAAGGTTTAGCTATTGAAACTATTGACGGTAAGGATCTAACTAAAGGATTCGCTAAAAATGCAGAAATTACTGACACACAAGGGGTTTACGATCTAGGTTATGTTGATCCCAACGAATACTCTAGAGGCTTATTAGATATCCCAGAGTGGAATCGGAACGGAAAATCGAAAAATGCCGAGAATCCAGATGGTTATAATTTAGGAGAGACAGTAAAAATAACTCCTAGAAATTCTAATAATCCATACAAATCAACGCCTCACGTGTTTGTTTGTATTCAAACACATTCATTGGCTAGTCAGCATCACCCATTTTTTGATAAAGAATATTGGTTAAAAGATGAATGTCAAAAAAGTATTGAAGCTTGTAAAAAAAGATTTGATCCAGGTGACGGGCATGATTATGCGCAATATGTTGATGATCACACAGATTTAATTAACGCATATAATAATCAAGTTGCCGATGGTGATACTCGAACAAAAGAAGATTGGGGTAGGGATCATTGGCTCGCTTATGGACAAAATGAACCGAGTCGTATTATTAAAAACATCAATCCATTTTTAAAACATAGTAAAATCGAGCGAACTCATCGCGGTATTCGATTTGGAGGTTTTCCTGGAACAGAAAGATATCCTGTTGAGTAATATACCTGATATAATTCTTGATGAAATAAAAACTTATGCCCATAAATTTCCCGATCAAGAATCTTGTGGTATAATTTTTAATAATGATTCTGGTTTATATTTTAAACCGTGTGAAAATGTTAGTCCTAAAAAAAATATTCATTTCGCTATAAATCCAAAAATTTTAATAGATTATAATATATTATATATTTATCATTCTCATGTGAATAGTTCTTCTAAACCTTCTAAATTAGATAAGAAAATGTGTGATGAATTATGTATTCCATATTTAATATATAGTTTAAGAGATGATGATTTTTACATTTACGATTCTGTAGGTGTATAAGGATATAAGGTTTAAGGTAAGGTGAAGACGGTATATTTACATGGTAAATTAGGTAAACGCTTTGGTAAAAAGTGGAAGCTCGCTGTGGACACTATTCCAGAAGCGATGAGCGCTATAGATGTAAACTCTGAAGGCTTTTTAGAATATCTTTGCAAAGAACTTTTTGAGCAAAAAAGATATGTATTATTAAAAAAGCGTCCCGAAGATGTTCTCTCGGAAAAAGACGTTTATACTGAAAAAGAATTGCATTATAACGGATCTAAGGAAATTCATGTCGTTCCTGTAGTTCAGGGAGCAACTGGGGCTGAGCCATTTATATTTTTAGGTTTCGAGGGTGTAAGCGCTGTCGTTGCCCTTGTTGTTGTTAATGTTGCATTATCTTTTGTGATGCAGGCTCTTTTTAAGCCTCCTGAAATAGACCGTAAGGACTCAACTACCACAAAATCTTTTTTACTTGGTGGAGTGCAAAATCGTAAGGCCCAAGGTTTTCCTGTTCCTGTTGGCTATGGTAGGTTGAAAATCGGGTCATCTCAAATAAGTTCATCAAATAGAACTGTAAAATTTAAAAATTCTACAAAAGAAGACACACTGCAATCTTATGTGCAAACTGAAATTTTAGATCTTTTATGCGAGGGACCAATTGAAGGCTTTGTTAATAAGTATGGCGC